AGATTGAATTAAACACAAGAGCAATGAAAGCCTACGCTACAGGGATGGCAGCATTTGGTTCCGGGACAGCGACATCCGGTGTAGGATCCATCCTCCAAGGTATTGGAAGTTGGCTTAACGAAGGCGGCCCACTTGACAAATTAAAAGAATTTGCTAACCAAAAGTTCACTTTCACTCAAGTTGAACAGATTAACAACAACGTATTAGCTTTGAAAGCGTATGCATCTGGCATGTCAGCAGTTGGAAATATTGTGTCTCCAGGTGTTATGGAATCAATATCCGAGTCTATGTCAGGTTGGTTCTCTGACTCTCCATTAGAACAATTACAAGAGTTTGCTGACGAAAATATTAACATCACAGGATTAAGAGATAACTTGCAGGCAGTTGAAGACTTCCAAACAGTGTATGGTGGAATGTCCGGCAGTGGCGGCGCTACGAGAGGCGGAATCAAAAAACTTGATATTGAAAATGTTTCAAAGTATGCCGAAGCTATTGACGAATTAACAGAAGCTCTTGAAAGAATGAATGACCAGTTGTCAAAAGATAACAACGGTTGGACTCCTGGCAAAGGTACGAACGCTGGTGATATCCTAGGCCAAACTAACAAGTCTAATTCAGAGAATGACGTAAATACAAGAGACATATTAAGGATTCTTGAGGAAATACGAGAAAACACCAGGAAGTCATACAGAGCAATCGACGAATTAGGAAACGTAAACTAACATGAGCTGGAAAAAACATTTTACACCAGTGCCGACTGGAAATAACAGTACCGGCAGCTTCTCGCCACTTGGTGGCCAGACCGGATCAATGCCAGGCCCAGCTACGAGGAATTACACTTCACACCTTCCAGACGTGTATACTGGTAGTCCGAATCGCATTGAAAGATACAACCAGTACAATACCATGGATCAAGACAGCGAGGTTAATGCTGCACTTGATATCCTTGCAGAATTTTGCACACAGGAAAACAGTCAGAACGGTACAAGTTTCCTAATTAATTTTAAACAAAATGCTAGCACCACTGAAACTACTGTACTTCAAAAATATCTACAACAGTGGTACAAACTAAACAAGTTAGACACAAGAATGTTTCGTGTCATCCGTAACACATTCAAGTACGGCGATCAGATTTTTGTTAGAGATCCTGAGACTAAGAAACTATTTCACGTAGACCCAGGTAACCTAACAAAAATTATTGTTAACGAAAGCGAAGGCAAAACTCCTGAACAGTATATTATTAAAGACTTCAACCTTAATTTTGGTGAACTAGTAGCAGCAGCGCCATTTCCACAAGAGGGGCATGTAGGCGATCACGCAACATCTTATAACAAAGGCGGAAGCGCACAAGGTTACCTGGCAGGTCAAGGCGCTAGCGGAAGTGCAGCCGGTACTAGATTTTCATTAGACCAAATGGAGATTGCAGTTGATGCAGACAACGTTGTTCACTTGTCGATGAGCGAAGGCTTAGACGTTAACTACCCATTTGGCAACAGCTTGCTTGAAACTATTTTCAAAGTATACAAGCAGAAAGAATTGCTTGAAGATGCTATTATTATCTATCGTGTACAGCGTGCACCAGAGCGTCGTGTGTTTTATGTTGACGTAGGTAACATGCCAAGTCACCTTGCTATGCAGTTTGTTGAGCGAGTAAAAACAGAAATTCACCAGCGCAGAATTCCAAGTACTACCGGCGGCGGCCAAAATGTTATTGACTCAAGCTACAACCCACTTTCAATCAACGAAGACTACTTCTTCCCGCAAACAGCAGAAGGTCGTGGATCTAAAGTTGAAACACTGCCTGGCGGCACAAACCTCGGCGAAATTGACGACTTGCGTTACTTTACTAACAAAATGGTACGCGCACTCCGTATTCCGAGCAGCTATCTTCCAACAGGTGCTGAGGACTCAAGCAGCCAGTACAATGATGGCAGAGTGGGCACTGCCTACATACAGGAGCTTCGCTTTAACACCTACTGTGAGCGTCTACAAGGGCTTCTAATTGAAGGATTTGACACCGAGTTCAAACGTTATTTGCTAGAAAAAGGTGTAAACATTGATACTTCAATGTTTGATCTAAAGTTCCAACCACCACAGAACTTTGCAGCATATCGTCAGAGTGAGATTGACAATGCTCGTATACCTACGTTTACTCAAATGTCAGCAATTCCTTTTATCTCCAATCGATTTGCACTAAAACGCTTCTTGGGCTTGAGCGAAGAAGAGATCGCAGAGAACGAGCGCTTGTGGAGAGAAGAAAACGAAGACGACTTCGAAGGCGATGCAGGAGATGCTGCTGATGAACTGCAAGGCGGCGGCGTAACAGGTGGCGGTATTGAAGGCGATCTTGACGGCATGGAAGACGAAGTCGAAGGCGGTGATAGTGAATTCGCAGGAGACGGCGAAGCTCCTGGATCAATTACAGATGAAGCGCCGGGCGGCGAAGGCGGAGCAAGTGGCGGCAGCGGAGATATCGGCGGCTCGATATAAATACACATATGATACTACGCGAACTTTTCTATTTTAACCCAGACACAGCTGAGCCCGAATCAGATGATTCGTATGAGCCAGAACACGACCAGTCACCTGTAAAAATGTCAGACACTAGAAACACTAGACTGACATTAGGCCAGCTTAATAGAATTAGAAAATCAAGCGAACTGCACAAAAAAGAACAGCAAAAAGACTTAGAACACGTTAAACAAATGTACGGCGGCACTGGAGAAGAAGAGGCTCTATAACATGCAAAAGGTTGCCTTTGTTTTAGGTAATGGCACAAGTCGCTCCTCAATCAGCATACTCCAATTAAGAAAAAACGGACCTATATACGCTTGCAATGCAGTGTATAGATCTGATGTAGTAGACTACCTCATAGCAGTTGATGCGAAAATGATTGCTGAGATTGCTAGCAGCAAATACCATTTAAGACATCCGGTCTGGACTAATTACCGAAAAGGGTTTTCACAGTTTGAAGGGTTGAATTTCATAGAACCGAGACTGGGGTGGAGTTCAGGCCCAACAGCACTTTACCTAGCTAGTCAACATAAAAAAGAACATATATACATACTAGGCTTTGACTATAAAGGTAACCATGACGGCAAGCATATTAACAACATCTACGCTGATACACCTAACTATAAGAAGTCAGAAGACAAAGCCACTTACTATGGTAACTGGTTAAAGCAAACTTGTCAAGTGATAAAAGATAACTCAGAAATTCAGTTTACACGCATTATCCAGCCTGATAATTACTGTCCACCCGAGCTAAATAACTTTGAGAACTTTAATACAATAACATTGGAAGAGTTCTGCAATCACCTACCACACGACCCGAAATATCAAAACGGCCCGTTTTGAGCGTCTTTATCTGCTATTTTAATGGTTCTTGTTAAATACAATTGACAGCCTTACCATAGGTACTATTTTTAACAGGAGAATATAAAATGGCAGATTTAAGTAAGTTTGAACAAATGCTAGAGCGGCTCATCAATGAAGACCGTGAAGGCGCACAAGATTTATTCCACGACATCGTAGTTGAGAAGTCACGCGGCATCTATGAGTCACTTCTAGAAAGCGATTGTGATGACGACGAAGACGACGAAGAGTACGAAAAAGAAGCATACGATAAGAAAAAGAAAAACAAGAAAGACGAAGAAGTTGACGAAGATTCAGACGAAGACGAAGACGAAGACGAAGACGAAACTAACGAAGACTTTAACCTAGACGAATTTGAAATCGAAGGCGACGACGACATGATGGGCGGCGATCCAACTGACGACATGATGGGCGACCTAGAAGGCGGCGATGATGAAGAAGATGAAATGGGCTTTGACATGGGCGGCGAAGAAGGCGAAGGCGATGTAGAAGATCGCGTAGTAGACCTTGAAGACGCACTTGACGAATTGAAAGCTGAGTTCGACAAAATGATGGGCGGCGAAGACGACATGGGCTACGAGCCAGGCGACGATGACGACCAGCAGGATATGGGCGACGACGAAGAAGGCGAAGACGATATGGACTTCGGCGACGACGGCGAAGAAGAGGAAGATGAAAGTTTCCAATTCGAAGCTAAGAAAGATGACAAGAAAGACGCTAAGAAAGACGCTAAGAAAGACGCTAAGAAAAAGTCTTCAGGCGAAGAAATGCGTGAATACGTAGAGAAAGTACAGGGCGGCGACCTTGGCTCAAAGATTGGTGGCGACAACGGCACTAACACTAAGTCAACTGTAGCGAGTCCTAACAAAATGGGAACCGGCACCACTCAAAACATCGCACGCGGTGATACAAATGATGGCGGCGAACATGCTGGTCTAGGCGACCTGAATGCTAAAGACCAAGACGCTGGAAACATCAATAAGCCAGGCGGCAAAGCAAGTAAAGCTCAGAAGCCTATGTCTAAAGGACACGGCACAGAGAAGAAAGGTTCAGGTGAATCTGGAGCTTACTCTAAGCCAATTATTGGTAGCAGCAAGAAGAAGTAATAGGGACGTTTGATGAGAACTTTACAAGAGAATTTGACGTTTGACCAGGCGAATATGGTTATTGAGTCTGCTAATGAAGGCAAAGATCTTTATATGAAAGGTGTTTGTATTCAAGGTGGTGTACGCAATGCGAACCAACGTGTATATCCTGTAAACGAAATTGGCAGGGCTGTCAAAACTCTCAATGATCAGATCACCGGAGGCTATTCAGTTCTTGGAGAAGTTGATCATCCAGAAGGTCTTAATATCAACCTAGACCGTGTAAGTCATATGATCACAGAAATGTGGATGGATGGCCCAAACGGATACGGGAAGCTAAAAATATTACCGACACCTATGGGGAACCTAGTAAAGACGATGCTTGAAGCAGGCGTTAAGCTAGGTGTCTCTTCTAGGGGTTCAGGTAACGTGTCAGAAGACGGTAGTAATTCAGTTTCAGACTTTGAAATTATTACTGTCGACTGTGTAGCACAACCAAGCGCACCAGGTGCTTACCCAACTGCAATCTATGAACACATGATGAACACAAGAGGCGGTATGAAAGCATACGAGTTAGCTGAAGCTACTAAGCACGATCCAAAAGCACAGAAATATCTAAAAGAGAGCTTATTGAATATCATAAGCGGGCTCCGATAAGCGAGGAGAATAATATGTTGGACGCATTAAAATCACTCTTCGAGAGCAACGCAGTATCGGAAGAAGTGAAAGCAGAACTACAAGAAGCTTGGGACACGAAGATTAAAGAAAATCGTCAACAAGTTACTGCTGAGCTTCGTGAAGAGTTTGCACAGAAGTATGAGCACGACAAGCAGACAATGGTTGAGGCCATTGACGAAATGTTGAGCGAAAGACTTGCTGAAGAAATTACTGAGTTTGCAGAAGACCGCAAGCAACTAGCTGAAGCTAAGGCAAAGTACCACAGAGCAATGCGTGAAAACGCAAAGCAACTGAAAGGTTTTGTTATGCAGCAGCTAAAATCAGAAATTAACGAACTACACGAAGACAAGAAGGCACAAGCTACTAAGATGGCTAAGCTGGAAGAATTTGTAGTTGATGCTCTTGCACACGAAATTGCAGAGTTCTATGAAGACAAGAAAGATCTAGCTGAGACTAAGGTACGCCTAGTCCGTGAAGCAAAGACACACTTCGGTAAGGTTAAGAAAGACTTTATTGAAAGAAGTGCTAAAGCAGTATCAGAAACTGTTGACGGAGCCCTACGCGGCGAAATTGGTCAGCTGAAAGAAGATATTGAAGAAGCACGCAGAAACGACTTCGGTCGTAAGATGTTTGAAGCATTTGCTTCAGAGTATTCAAACAGCTACCTAAACGAAAAGAGTGAAAGTGCAAAGTTGATGAAAGTCATCCGCGCAAAAGAAGCTCAACTTTCCGAGGCGAAGGCATTTGCTGCTAAGGCAAAAAACCTTGCTGAAGCTCGTAACAATGAGTATCAGAAGTTGCAAGAATCGACGCGCAGACAGAAAATTATGTCAGAACTTACTAGTCCTTTGAATAGAGACCAAAGAGAGATTATGACTGATTTGTTAGAATCTGTGCAAACCGATAGACTTCAAAAGTCTTTTGAGAAGTATCTACCTAACGTAATTGATGGCAATAAGCCGGCATCACGCAAAGCGGTACTATCAGAAGGTAAAGAAGTCACAGGCGATAAGAAACACCCGAAAAATATGACACAACAAGCAGACGAATCAAATGTACTTGAATTACGCCGTCTAGCTGGATTAAACTAAGGAGAATATGATGTCAGAACTACTAGAATCACGCTGGCAGGATACCAAAACTGCTCTTCTTGAAGGCCTAGATGGTAACAAGAAGTCAGTAATGGCTGCTACATTAGAAAACACACGCAAGCACTTGTCAGAGAGTGCAACAGCAGGCGCAACATCAGCTGGTAACGTAGCTACACTTAACCGTGTAATCCTACCTGTTATCAGACGTGTAATGCCTACAGTTATTGCTAACGAGCTAGTTGGTGTTCAGCCAATGACTGGCCCTGTTGGCCAGATTCACACACTTCGTGTACGTTACGCTGATGGCGACAACGGCGCAAGTGCAGGTGAAGAGGCTCTAAGCCCATTCAAGATTGCTGAGGCGTACTCAGGTGCACCGGGCAGCAACAAAGCTCCAGCAGCAACATCTTCACTAGAAGGTAACGCTGGT